AAGCCCGTACGCCGCAAGCCCTCCTCGTACTGCTTGTCGCGCTTCTCACGCGCCTCTTTGTCGTTGCCGATCTTTTCTACAAGGTCGCTAATGGCGGTCTTGAGCAGGTCTTGATCGACCTCGTCGACGATGTTGGCAAAGTGCTCGAGCTTAGTCGCGTGGTCAATCTCATTCTTCTCACGAATGATTGCGCCACCGTCCTCAGTGTCCTCGACCTCGTTGTCAACGTCTTCTAGTTGAACTGTTTCGCCTTCAGGCAGGTCGTCTTCTAATCTTTCAGTAGCCATTGCTTACCTCACATAAACTGGTTAACGATCGCATCCACGCGACTCGGGTCGTACGCTGACACGCTACCGCCCTGCGCATAATTACGCGGAGCATTGATGCTGTTCATAATCTCGTCGACTTGGAACGGGTCGTACGCTACTGAGCCGCCCTCGGCAAACCGCTTTGCTTTTAACACTTCAAGCGAAGGGTTAACAATCTGGTCAAACAAGTTATTCTCTGAGCCTAAAGGTCCGGCTACAGGTGCGTTGCTTAATCGCATATCATGACGACCCAACCCCTTTTGCGCATAAAGTTTTTGTAAAACCATAGGCGAAGCTGAACTTAAGACGTCACCGAGAGTACCCCCAGTATCCAAATACTGCCTAACTTCTGGGATGTCTTTTAACGATTGTAAAGACTTTGACCTTTGCAACTCATATCGCGCTGCGTCATACGCACGGCGATCAAGTGTCTGATTAGGCTTGTTAGTTGCAAAAAAGTTATACGCGCTAGTAACGCCATCTTGTCGACTAGGCGGCGAACCAACCATCGTTTTAATTTCGTTAGGCGTTGTAGCCGTGCGTGAACCGCCATAGTAAGACATCCAAGTCTGCAAATCTGCATCACTAGGCGTAACTTTAAACTCTGACACGCTGTTATTCTGTCGCGGATGAGTATGAAAATCAATAAGACCTGATTGATCTATATTTCGTCGCGCATTTACAACATCAAGTTTACTAGGCGTAACGCTATCATTTATACCTTGCACAACTTTACTTGGTCCGCCCATACGAGTTGAGCCAATAACTGAGTGTTCCAACCCCGTGTTGAAGGTTCTTAGCAATGCTTCTCGAATTGACTGAAACTGCTCTGGAGCTTCTCTTGCAACCAGCTTTAGCAAAGATGACATATTACCGGCTTGGGCTTCAGCCGGTGCGCCTGAAACAATCGCAGCGGCGAGGGTCTTACCGACCTTGCCGAACGGCAACACAGTCAATGCTAAGTCAAGCGCATCCTGTGGCACGAGGCTCGCGTTCAGCTTGTCGCCGATGTCAGACTTCTGGCTACGCTTACCGGCGCTGGGGTAAATGCCGAACGCGGCTTGCTCATCTGCGTCAACCGAGCCGCCTTCTTTGTAACCAGGAGCGGCTTGACCTTCACCCTTGAGGATGAAGTCTTTAGCCTCGGGGGTGAAGTTGATCTCGTAATACGCATCACCTATCTTGCGTGAGTCAACTCCTGGTATTTTGAGCAGGGGCTTCAAACCCTCTTTGATGATCTGCTGATCGTAAATGGGCGCGTAAGCTGAACTCTCTTTGAGCCGTATGCCGCCAATCGTCTTTGCGGTCGGATAGTACACCGTGTCCGCTCCACCTTCAAGCGCATGCTGTATAGCGGCTTTGAACACTGTGCCGTGCGCCTGACGTAACGCGCCAGTTTGTGCTACACCTTTCTGAGCGTCTGATTGGATCTCTTCAATCACCATACTGTTAGGCTTAGCGAGTATGATCTCATCACTTGACAAAATAGGATTGATCAACTTACGGGTCTCATCCGTTGCGTCAGCGGGAATGAACGTACCACGCACGTGACCGATTAAACCCCCCTCATCACCGCTGTAACCCGAATAATGTTTATACGTAGCGGTCTGTTCAGGGTGCGTCACACCGAGTTCAAAATACTTTTCAGCGCTTCTTTCTGGGTTTTCTAGCAGTCGTTGAATGCCTTGATACCCACTACCTTCGTCTTGCATCCGCTCACGGATATACTCATACGTGTTATTGATAGAGTTTTCTCGCTCTTCAGCGTACAAGTCATCTAGCGCTTTCATTTTGTCAGGAGTTGTGGCTTCAGCTCGGGTTAGAGCTTTTTTCAAGTCCGGACTGAGTTCGTCAAATGTCAAATTTTTATTATAATATTCTTGTAATAACCCTACGTTGTTACTATTGACCTTAGCCCCCAATCGGTCGAGCATGTTTTCGTAAATTTCAGACTGATCCTGCCTGACCATATTTTCAGCTTCCGTCAGCCAGTGCGCGTCAGTGTCTACAGATGCGTCAAACAGGTCTACTTTGTTGTACTGAGACGGAGGAATGCGCTGCTCGAACTCAGCCTTAGTCATGCGCGTGTTTGGCTCAAGACCTTGATACTGTTTGACGAGGTCGTCAAAACCTTCCTGCGTCATTCCTGGCTTACCACGCAGCTGGTTCAAGAAGTTCTCAGGGGTTTGGGCTTCCGGTCCTTTGAGTATCTCAGAGCGAGCCATAGGCGTCAGGTTGAGATTGCCTTGGGGCGGTACGATGTACATCGGCTTAGCCGCCTGTGGCACCAGCTTAGCCAGTGGTCCGCTGTTGTCAAGGATAGCCCTGTTGAGTTCCTCACCCACCATACGTGCTCCGGCTGTACCGGTCTTCTTAGCGTACCGACCGAGCGGTCCGACCAATGGTGCTACGGTCAGCGCCGCATCAACTGTGTCCTCACGGGGTTTAGTCGTCATACCGCTACCGGTCGTCAACGGCTCGCCGTAACTCATCCGCTCAACTGTGCGTGCCGTCGCGGGCACACCGAGCAACTCGCTCAGCATTCGTACCGGCGGGTTCTCATAACCGAACGGCTTGCTCACGAAGTCATGTGTGCCTTGCAACGCACGGGCTAACGCGCCCAGTGCTGAGTTCTGCGGAGTGGCGCGGACTGAGTCGCCCTCAGCATAGTTCGTCCTGACGAACCCTCCGTCTGCCCACTTGACCTTGTTTGCCCAATACGCTGGGCTGCTCGGTCCCTTAGCAATGTTCTTTGCGTGACGTGACTTGAACGAGGCTCGCTTAGCCTTCATCCGGTCGGACTCGCCCTCCTTGGGCTTACCCGCCGTGCTAGCGCCCTGCTCGCCGAAACGAATGATCTTCTCCTTACCGTCCACCTTCGTCTTGACGATGTGTGACTTGGTAGGATGGCTAGGCGTGCGTCGTGGCTGGTTGAGCTGCAAGCTGTCCTTGTCAACGCGCTGTGTCATTTCTTCCTCGCCGCTCTCATGTTGTCAACGAGGTTGGGGTATGGGCGTCCGGCGCTCTTTGCCGCCGCCTTAGCGGATGACTTAGCAGACGATGATAGCGTCTTGCTCTCGCCGAGGCTCTTAGGTCTAGCTTTGTCCCAGATTGGTTTCTTAGGCTGCATACGGGTTTACCCTCACTTTTGATTTGATTCGCGGCTCGTCCATATCTTTTGCTTGAGGTAACTCAAACCATCCATCATTCTTGAGATAAATGATAGCTTGCGTAAACGTGTCCACATAATCATCATGCTCCGCTACTGGGAACTTGCCCAGTTGTTTGAGGAAAGACGCCGCCCAGCTTACCGGTTGGCCTCGGTTCTTCTTTGATTCCGGCACCCACAACAACCCCAGCTCGAGGGTCGGCGCGGCTTGGTGCGCCCGTGATACCTTGTCAGCCTGACCTGGATTATAGCCCACGGCTGGCACTTTCGCCAAGCGCAAGTCTTGCAGCAATGATTGCCCACTCGCCTTCGCTTCCACCAAGATACGGTCTGGGCGCTTCGCCCGTGAGTATGGCGAGTCCTTAGTCATCCCGCCGTATTCAGTCGTCCAGTCTTTCACGGCTCGTGCTCGCAGGTCTGGATAGCTCAGGTGTTCATCCCACGCATCAATCAACATCGCGTTGCGTTCGCCCTTGTGCGTGAACATCGCCCAGACCGAGCATGCCGTGGGGTCTCCGGTCGTCTTCTCGGTGAATGCGCAGTCGTACGATTGCAGTATGTACTCAAACGGAGGCAGACCTGAGTCCGCTGGCCACAGGTTGAAGTGTGCGGTCTTGAGGATACCGCCCTCGCTCGGTGTCGGGTCTTGCTGTAACTGACCTGCCGTGCCATACGTGCCCAGCAGTTGCTTCAGCGTCGTGATCTCTTTCTCGCCGAACCGCTCGGGGCAGATCAGCTCGCCCTTCTTCTTGCGGGGGTCGTACACGCCGAGGATCGTCTTGCGCACCTTGCCGTCCCACTCCGCAGGAATGCAGATGTGCTCCCAACCCTTGATGTCCTCAAGAATGTGTCCGCTGATGTCGCGCTCGTGCAGTCGCTGCATCACGGTCACCATCGCATCGGTCTTCGGGTTGTTCAGTCGCGTCGACCATACCATGTCAAACCATTCAAGGTCCGACTCACGCATCACCTCCGACTGCGCGGCTTGAGCGCCGTGCGGGTCGTCAAGTATCAGGCGCGAGCCGCCCTCACCGGTCGCCGTTCCACCGACTGAGGTCGCAAGCCGGTAGCCGGTCTTGTCGTTCTCAAAGCGCTGCTTGGCGTTCTGGTCGCCCGCAAAGGTGAACATGTGCCCCCAGCGCTCTTGATACCATGGCGACTGCAACAGTCGTCGCGTCTTCAAGTTGTCACGTGTGCTCAAGTTGCCAGAGTACGATGCGCACAGAAACTTCTGAGCAGGGTCGGTGAGCCACTCCCACGCTGGCCACATCACTGAGACGATTGTTGACTTTGAATGTCGTGGCGGGATGTTGATGAGCAAGCGGTGTATCTCACCGGCGCTGACCGCCTCAAGGTGCTCACAGATTGCTTCAATGTGCCAGCTCTCAATGAACGGTATTCCTGGCTCCACCACGTGCCACGACTGCTTCACGAACTCGTACAGCGAACCCGACGCCGCTCGGCGCTCTTGCTCTCGCTTGACCATGTCAAGCATTACGGCAGGGTTCAGTGGTGCGTTCATTTCTGTCCGGCTTTAGCGAGCAGACGACTCATGTTCTCAAGCTCCTCATCACTGAGGTTCTTCAGGTCTACCGCCGCGAGTGCGATCGGACCGCCGTTTGAGCCGGTGTGCTCTTGCGTGATCTTGTCGCCGTAGACCTTGGGCAGCATCTTGCTGAGCATCCATTTGCGCGTGTCAATCTGAACCCGCTTGTGCGCGATGACGTCGCTGTTGAGCGGTAGTAGCATCTTCTTGAGCACGGGTTCACCCTTGTCATCGTACACAGGGTCGCCGGTCTGCGGATCAAGCGCATGCACCGTCACCCACTCGTGGGTCTTGTCGCTCAGTGCGACGATCTCATCAGCGAGCAGAGCGTAGCCGATCTCTCGCGCGTGCGCGTAGTCTGCCGCAATGCCTGCGGGGTCATCCTTTTCGACCCACTCAAGAAACGCTCCCACAGAAGGCAAACCCTCTGCTTTGCAGATAGAATCAAGAGAGCGACCCTTCTTCAGCTCTTCACAGATCTGAGCAGAAGCGACCGGACGGTCGTACTTG